AGTATCTTTGTTAATATTAAATTATCATCTATTATATTATAATGTTTTAAATTTCTTTTTAATGTAATAATATTTTTTAAATTTTCATTTAAAAAATCTTTAATTATATCGTCAGTAATAACACTATAATTTTCTTTTTTATTTTTTGTTTCTTTTTTAGAACTATTTGAACTAGATTCTTTATTAAATTTTGTATAACTATTTTTATAATTATTTAAAAATGACATATAGGCTACAAATGATAATAATGGATCGAAAGCACTATTCTTTTGTAAATGATTTATATAAGTTTTAGCGCATTCACTTCTTTTTTGTATCTCATTTAAATCTGCGTTAACAAGAATTTCATTTATTCTTTTTAAAAATTCTTTTGATTTTTCTGTTGCAAATTTAGATGTAATATATTTAAAATCGTTTTTATTTTTTATAAACATGTTATATATTACAATTATTAATGAACTAAATAAGTCAGCTTTTTCAGGGTTTTTAACTTTCTCCCATATTAATGGATTTTTACTTTTTAAAAAGACTAAATCATTAACATCAACAGCTATATTATTTTCTTTATTATCTTCTGTAGAATTTACTAAATTACCAGATGTTTTAATTAAATATATTTTTCCTTCTACTAATTCATCTTCATTTAAATTATCTAAGTCATCTAAATTTTTAAATATTATATTTTTTATAGCTAATTTTTTTAAAAAATTTTGAGCTTCTTTTTCATTTCGTTTTTCTATTTCAATAATTATAGAATTTAGCAATTTAAATGTTACAGTATTTGAAACTTTATTTAAATTTTCAATTAATTTATCATTATCTTCTATAGATGAATCTGTTACTTTTTTAATAGCTGTTTTTATATCACTTAAAGCAGTAGATAGATAACTAGATAAATTCATCATACCAATTCCAGATCCAAAAAACATATCTGTAACAAATTTTGTTACTATATTATTTTCTAAAAAATCCCATGTTTTACTAGTAACATCAACACTTTTTGAAATTTTAGACTTTAATGTTCTAAAATGTTCAGATTCTGTCAATTTAATTAATTGTGGAATTTCAATAGAAGATATATTATCAGGTAAATCTTCTGTTAAAGCTTCTATATTTTCTTTTATTTCTTCATTAATTGAATTATCATCTGATAGTATAGAAGAAAAGGTGCTACCAAGCACCTTTTTTTCATTATTTGTTAGTTTTTTTTTATCTTCTAAATGTCTATCTTCGAACTTAAATAATTTGATTTCTTCGCAATTATTAATCATTTCTCTAATCGCTTTTTCTCTATCATCAGAAATTTTTAATATTACGTTAGCGTATTCTTTAACTAATTTGTCAAATAAATTATCAGACCATACTATATCTTTTTTATCTTTCATAATATATAATCCTTTCTAAAAATTTTTAGAAAGAAGTCATCTTAATTTTATCAGCATAAAATACAGCAGAAACTTCTACAGGACCATCGCCTTCTACAGTAAATGTTAAATCTGTGACTTCAGAAGGCCATACTCCGCTCATTTGCGCTTCTGCTTTAAGTGATTCAGCAGCAATATCATAAATTCTTAAAGTAGCAGATTCTTTATATTCACTAGCTAAAGAAATTCTTCCTGATTCATGATCAAAAATTCTTTCTCTCCATCTATATAAATCTTCCCATGCGTTATATTGTGAATCAATACCTACTAAACAAATGATATTAAAAGAATAAGCTCCTGTAGTTCTTCCTGCTAATGACATTGTACCGCTAGCCCAAGGAACAGGTACTGGATTTGTTTTAGGAAGAGTTAATGTAAATGATTTGCACATTAATTGTATTGGCCCTCTAGAACCACCTACAATGAATTCGAAATTGTTATAACGTAATAAATCAGCACCAATAGGTATTGGATGATAACGTTCTCTATTCATAAATTTATTTCACCTCTAAAAAATCTTTTAAAGTAGCAAGGGGTTTTAAAACCCCTTGCTTTTTTAATTTTAATTTAAAATATTAGCTTCTAGCTTCTTGAAGCTCTTCAAAACTAGCTCCAGTTGAAGTAAGTATAAATCTATTAATAATACGTTCAGCTGTTTTTGTAGGCTTAAGCCAAATTTCTCCAACCATAGTATTATTATCTATATCATAAGGAGTTGTTGTAGTTTCATCACAAACAATTTTAAATTCATATAATCCTCTTCTGCGTCTAATATCATCAACAAATGGTTCAACTAGTTGTCTATAAAGAATCCAAGTAATTTCATCATTAGGTTCAAATAGTAAATATTTAACTGCAGTTGCTAAAATCTTCTTCATGTAAAGTAAGAGTCTCATAACATTAACTCTATCAGTTGCAGAAGGTTTTCTTTGGGCTGTTTTTTGCCCATAAACAACAATTCCGTCTCCTACAAAATCGCATATTGGGTTAATGCAATTTGTTTGAGTAGAATATAGATAATCTCTATCATTAAGATTAAGTTGTCTTTCTACTTTTTCTGTAGTAAATAAACGACCTCTATTTAAACCGGCAGGAGCAAACCAAACTTCTGATACTGAGTCGCTATAAGCATAAACACTAACAATTTTAACTGAAGGAGGAACCCATTGTAAAGATTCAGTAAATTGATTATAGATTTGAACCCAAGGATAGTAAATAGCAGCATAACTAGAGTTAATTGAATTTTCATTAGACCATTGTCCATCCCCATTATGCCATTCAACTGCTTGTTGTACAGTTAAATTTTGAAGAGGATCTATAAGAGCAAAGCAATCTCCTCTTTGAACTTCACAAACTTGAATAAGTTTATTAATAACAGTTTTTTCTCCTGGATAATCAGGGCATGCAATTAGGTTAATATCATATGATTCTACATTACTAAATTGTTCTAAAGCTGTAATAGCTGAAGCTTCATTAATATTAGAATCATCTGAATCTCCACCGACTAAAATTAGCTTTGAATTTAATAGGGGCACTGAATCTGAAGAATCATCAATTTCAAATTCTATTAATCTAGAAGAAACTTTACTCATAAAATATCTTGTTGAATTGGGATCTGTAAAATTAATATCTTTCCAATTTTCTTCTGGTACTTGATTAATAGTTTGATTAGGATTCCAAACTTTTACTCCATATCCATAGTACGGATCTTTATAGAATTCAACAGTTGTATTATCATAAATTGAACCTTCATATAAAGATTTTACTTTTCCAAAAACTGATAACCAATTAACTCTAACTGATTCGCCAGGATTAATTGTAAAAGCATGATTAAAATCAATATATCCAGTGTCGTAATCTATAGAACCGTTTCCATTCGTTCCAGTAATAAAACCTTCACCATCATCTGTAAATGTTCTTTCTCCAACTTTAATTATAATGCTATTTTTTAAAACTGGAACCATAGATAATTGCGCAGATATATTACCAGGAGCAGTTTCAGAAACAGCATCAAAAATAGAAGTATTAAATTTAGCTAAATAATTAGCTTTAATAACATTTCCAGTTTTTGGAGGAACGATTAAAGAAAAAGAAATATCTCCAGTAGTGTAATTAACAGAATTTGTAGAAATAGCTAAATCATCATCTATAAATCTACCATTTCCATTATCAGTGCAAATTGTTGTACTTATTCCACCACTTGTTAAAACAATTTCAACAGTTTTAGGTAAAATAACAGAATTTAAAGTTCCAATAAAAGCAGTCTTTAAAGAATCGCCTGTTCCTACTGAACCTAACAATTTTGTTTTAGCTGTTCTGTTAGTGTATGTTGATGTAACGATAATTGATTCAGGAGCTGTATCAATAAATGAAATTAATACTGTACCACTACTAGTATCAATAGTAACAGTTCCAACTTGCACTAATGAAGAATCTAGCAATTCTCCTGTAATTTCATCTACTATTAAATTTGTAGTATCATCGCTAACCATCGTGTAAACGTTTGTTCCAGCTTGTACAACTAATCTGAGGCTGTCATTATTTAAAATGTTTCCGTATGTTAGCATTCCTGAAAAATTATCAGTACCAAATACTGCTTCAAAATCGTTAGAATGGTTTTCAGATACCCTATTTGTGTCTTTTGTATTATAAACTATTGAAATAGTATCATTAGCTTGAACGCTATTTAATGTAAATCTATATTCTCCAGTATCATAATCTATAAAATTAGAAAAATTTGATACTGATAAATTTGTATAAGGAGAAAAATTTCCAGCTTCATCGTCTGTAATTACGATTTTGTTTTCTGGAGATAGCGGGTCATAAATTACAATTTCCACAGTACCAGGAACAGGAATATAATTTAAAGTTCCGTTAAAAATATAATCTCCTCTTGATGTAGCTGTTCCAATAACTTCATCACTTACTTCTAATGCTTTTGGAATAGTTACTTCAGCTTTTTTAGCTTTTGAA